GGACAGCGACCTCGACCTGCTGGCCGAGCTGCTGATCGCCATGGGCCAGGCCATCGGCCTGGCGCTTGACAAGGCGATCCTCTACGGCCGCAACACCAACACCGCGCTCAAGATGCCGATGGGCATTATGACCCGCCTCGCCCAGACCGCGGCCCCGTCCGGCTACCCGGCCACCGCAAGGCCCTGGGCGGATCTGCACAGCAGCAACCTGATCGCCATCGGCACTGCACAGGCTCCGAAGACCGGCCTCGCGCTCTTCGCGGCCCTGATCCTCGGCTCCGGTGCCATCAAGGGCAAGCACGCCACCCGCGGCAAGACCTGGTGCATGAACGAGACTACCCTCACCAAGCTGCAGGCCGAAGGCCTGGCCGTCAACGCCGCAGGCGCGATCGTCTCCGGCTTCGGCACCCAGATGCCCGTCATCGGCGGCGAGGTTGAAACCCTCGAGTTCATCCCGAACGACGTGGTGATCGGCGGATATTTCGAGAACTACGTCCTCGTGGAGCGTGCCGGAAAGAAGTTCGCCACCAGCGAGCACGTCCGCTTCCTGCAGGATGAGACCGTGATGAAGGGCACGGCCCGCTACGACGGCGCCCCGGTCATCGCGGAAGCCTTCGCGGCCTTCGGCATCGGCGGCACCGCCCCGGCGGCCACCGGCGTCACCTTCCCCCAGGACACCGCGAACACGGGGGAATAAGTCCGGCGGCTGGGTTACTCAGCTCGCCCTCCCCTCTCCGGACTATGACGGCGGCCGTCACGACCGCCGCAGCGGAGCCGGAGGGGGCCGCGCAGTCTGACACGGACGCCGGCAGCCAGAACGCCGAGGGCGTCCCGGATCTCACCGGGATGACCAAGGCGCAGCTGCTGGCCATGGCGGCGGAACTCGGCATCGAGGGCGTCAGCAGCCGGAACACCAAAGCTGAGATCGTCGCGGCCATCGAGGCCGCAGAACACTGACGGGAGGCGCGGACATGGACATGGAACAGCTGCTCAGCGGCCTGAAGGTCGACCTGGGCATCCGGGCCGAAACCTATGACGGACGCCTTCGCGACCGCCTCCAGGAAGCGCAGGAGCGCCTCACGGCGGAGGGCATCACGCTGGAGAACACACAGTCCGACCGGGATCTGGTGATCATGTACGCCGCCTGGCTCTGGCGCAACCGGATCGACGGCGCTCCGATGCCGCGGATGCTGGTCATCGCCCGGAATAACCGCCTCTTCGGCCAGAAGGCCAGGACGGAGGCGAGCACATGAGCCCGAACTCAACGCTGCACACGCCGTGGTCGGATGAGATCACGCTCATCTGGGTGGAGGAGCCGCAGGCGGCCTCCGGCTTCAGCGGCGCGATCGAGCACCGCAGCGAGCCGCCTCTCATGTGCGACTGGGAGGAAGGGGTCAGCCAGTCGGAGTTCTACCGGTCCATGAAGGCCGGCGTGCAGGCCAGCGCGCAGGCGGAGGTCAGCACGGTGGACTACCTGGACTTCTGGCCGGCCGGGTACAGCGGGTATCGCCTGGCGGAATTTAACGGGCGGCGGTACCGGATCGTCCGGAGCTTCCCGCAGACCTTCGATTCTCTCACGCTGATCCTCACGGAGGTGATGAGATGAGCGAGACGACCCTGCAGGAGGCCTGCGTGGCCGAGGCGATCCAGGCGGCGCTCTCCCCCATCTTCCCGGGCGCGGTCTTCCCGCACATGTACAAGGGCCCTCTCACCGAGTACCTGGTGTGGAACTACAACGTGGCGGGCGAGGTGTGGGCGGAAGGCGTGCCACAGGCCGCGCGTTACCTCGTCCAGGTGCACTTTTACCTTCCGCACGGAAAAGACCCCAGAGAGGCCATTCTGGCGATCGAGCGGGCTCTCTTTGATCAGGACTTCACCTGGCCGATCCCGACGGACGCCACGGACGCCGACGGCCAGCACTGGGTGCTGGAGTGCGAATACACGGACGGGGGCGCGTTCTATGGCTTCGCTTGAGCTCTACGGGCTGGATGAACTGAACGACGCCTTCCGGCGGATCGCCGACATCCCGGAGGACATCACGGCCGAGGCCCTGGACGCCATGGCCGAGGTCGCGGCGGACAAGATCCGGGTCAAGGGCGAGAGCCTGGGCATCCGGGATCCGGAGAGCGGCGAGCACATTCTGGACAAGGTCAGCACCAAACGCAAGCCCAAGATCACCGACGCCGGCGGATACAAGATGATCAGCTTTACCGGTACCCGCACCCGCGGAAAGACCAAGACACGAAACGCGGAAATCGCCTTCGTCAATGAATACGGGAAACGGGGGCAGCCGGCGCGGCCGTTCATCCGCCCGGCGCTGGCCGAAGGAGAAGACGACATCGTCCGGCCGGCCGGCAAGATCATCGGCGACTGGATCGAAAACGAATATACAAACTAAGACATTACAAGGAGGAACAACATGCCTCAGTATGGACTGAAATACATTCACGCCGCGCCATACAACGTGAGCAACGGCGTCGTGAGTTACGGAGCCCCGGTCAAGGTCGGCGACGCCATGACCGTCCAGATCGAGCCGGAGATCGCCGAGGCCTCTCTCTACGCGGAGGACGCGAAGGCGGAATACCTGCGGCTCATGGTTGGCGGGACGATCAGCATGGGCGTCAAGTACATTCTCAGCGCAGCGAAAACCCTGCTGCTGGGCGTGCGGGAAGACTCTCACTCCGTCACCTACACCCCCGACGGTTCGACCTCCCCGATCACCGCAACGGTCGCCGGCCAGAAGATCGGTGCAAACGACGCGGGCAACTATGTCGGGCTCACGTTCTACTCCCCGGACATGGTCGACACCGTGAAAAAATATCTCTGTTTGTTCATCCGGAAGAACCTCTTCGGTCCGCCGGGTATGAGTCTGCAGACAAAAGGGCGGAACATCCAGTTCGTGACCCCGACAATCACCGGGCAGTTCCTCGCGACGGATGAAACCGACCAGGACTTCTATGCCTGGGCGTTGGCCGACAGTGAGGCAGAGGCCAGGGCGTGGTGCCTCGCGGTCTTCGGGGGCAGCCAGACAGTCGACCAGACCGGCGACGGAGAAGGCGGCAACCCGTGAGCCTGAAACTGGAAGAACTCCCCTTTGAGTTTGAGGGGAAGACCTACCTGCTACGGGCCAACATGAACGCCCTGGCGGACGTGCAGGAAGTGTACGGCGGGGCCATCACGGACGCGCTGACCGACGGGCGGCCCTACCGCAGCGTGATGGAGTTCCTCGCGGCCATGATGAACGACTACGCCGAGGAAATGGGGTGGCCGGAGCGCTTCACCCGCAAGAGCCTGGGCCGAAAGCTCAGCCAGGGCCAGGTGCCGATGAAGGAGATCTTCGGCCTGGTCACCCGGGCCATCATCCCCCCGCAGGCGGTGTCCGGAACGGACACCGAAGAGCAGACGGCGGAAAAGACCGCTGAAGATCCCGGCGAATCGGGAAACTGAACGACCGGGCAGGCCGATCCGAAGGGATCGACTTCGCCCGGTTTCTCAGTATCTGGATGTTTGACTGTCACCAGGATGAGAAAACATTCTGGAAAACGATGAACCCGGCCCGGCTCCATGCGCTTTTCAATGCGTATTTCCGGAAGCCGGAACCGCGGAAGATTCAGCTGGATGCTGCTCCGGTCCAGGAGAAAAACCAGCCGAGTCTTTATGATCTTTTTGTAGGAGGCGCCTGATGGCCGGAAGTGTCAGAACCCTCGGCGCGCGCGTCCAGCTGGACGGCGAGGCCGAATACAAAAAAGCCCTGAACGAACTCAACGCGGGGAACAAAACCCTTGCCACGGAGATGCAGAAGCTCAAGGCGGAGTTTCAGGGGAACACGGAGAGCACAGAATACCTGACCCGGGCGGGCGAGCTCCTGGAACGGCAGCTGCTGCAGCAGCAGGACAAGGTCAAGCTCCTGCAGCAGCAGCTGCAGGCAGCCGCCCGGCAGTACGGCGAGAGCGACACGCGGACCCAGCAGTTCGCCGCCCAGCTCAACCGGGCGCAGGCGGCGGAGTTTGACCTGCAGCACGCGATCGAGGAAAACAACGCAGCCCTGCAGGGGCAGGGCCAGGAGATGCTGGGCCTCGGGGACACGGTGGACCAGCTGGCGGACAAGCTCGGCGTCAAGCTCCCGAAAGGTGCGAAGGACGCGCTCAACGGCATGGAGGGCCTCTCCGCCGGCACCGTGGCCACCATGGCCGCGGCAGCCGCCGCGATCGCCGCGGTGGTTAAAGTCGTGCAGGAGCTCGGGCAGATGACGCTGGACGTGGCGGCGCAGGTGGACGAATACCTCACCCAGAGCGCCATCACCGGCGTCCCGACCGAGATGCTGCAGGCGTGGGACTACGCCGCAAACCTCATCGACGTCTCGGCGGAGACCATCACCGGCTCCATGACCAAGATCACCAGGGCCATGGGCGACGCCGCCGGCGGCAGCGAGAGCGCGCAGGCGGCCTTCGCGCAGCTCGGCGTCAGCATCACGGACGAGACAACGGGACAGCTCCGGTCGGCGGAAGAGGTTTTCTACGACGTGATCGACGCGCTGGGCCAGGTGGAAAACCAGACACAGCGGGACGCGATTGCGATGGACCTGATGGGCAAGAGCGCCCAGGATCTCAATCCCCTGATCAATCAGGGCAGCAGCGCCCTGAAGGAATACGCGGAAGAGGCCAAGGCGGCCGGGTACATCCTGGACGAAGAGCAGACCCGGAAGCTCGGCGAAGTGGACGACGCCTACCAGAAGCTGCAGCTCACCATCGAGGCCAACCGGCGGCAGCTGGCCGCGGACTTCGCGCCGGCGGCCAAGGAGGCCATGGAGCTGTTCTCCGACGCGGTGGCCAAGGCCGGCGAGATGCTGGAACGGTCGGGGCTGATCGAAAACCTCGCGAGCATCATCGAAAGCCTGGTCGACATCCTGCGGACCGGCGGCGAGATTCTGACCGGCCTGCCGGGCTTCAACACAGCCCTGGACGTGCTGCGGGTCACACTGGGCGCCGTGGCGCAGTTCTGTGCGCTGATCGCGGACGTCGCTGACGTGGTCGCGGGGATCTTCACACTGGACTTCTCGCGGATCGGGAACGCCATGGGCTTCGGAAAATCATCCGGAACGCTGAGCAATTGGCAGTCTGTTTATATGCAGCAAAGCGGCACCTATGACCAGTACCAGGAGTACTACGCCAACAAATACGGGCACAACGCCGGGGGCACGGAGAGCTGGCGCGGCGGCCTGACATGGGTCGGCGAGACCGGTCCGGAGCTGGTACGTCTGCCGCAGGGCTCGCAGATTATGAGCGCCCAGGAGAGCCGGCAGATGTCCGCGCCGATCATCTACGCGAACGTCACGATCGACGCGAAGAACGTAAAAGAGTTCAACGACGTGGTGGCCATCATGCTGGACGCCGCCGCGGAGATCCAAACGAGGTGACAGCATGGCGAATGCAACAGTCAATCTTGCGCTTGCAAAAAGCGGTTATGTCAAAAAGGCCAACCCGTACACTGTTTACACGACAAATACAAATACGGAATATCTGATCTCCGAAGACAACGGAGGCAACGCTAATTTACTATATTTCGGATTTGCTGAGATTCCAAGCAACCTTCGCCATAACGTCCTTGTCAAAATGGGCATCACGTTTGCCGCACGGTGCGGTTCAGCTTCCGTGCCGTGGATTTATGTCGATTCGTGCGGCGACTTCGACCCGGCAACGCTGAACTTCAACAACAAGCCAGGGGAGAACGTCTACGGATTTGAGGTCAATATCACCGGAACGGCAGATAATACACTCCGAAATATTACCCAGGAAGATACGAGTTCAAGCCTGGCCAGTCACGCTTACTGGTTCTTCCAGAGCAAACGGTGCGTCAGCATCAAAGCCTACGACAAGGACAGTTCCATCAGCACCGATTCGATCTACGCAAAGACAGTCCTGGCCAACGGATCCACGCGGCCGTATGTGACGATCACCTATGACAGCGCGACCAAAATCAAGAGCAAGATCTCCATCACCGGAAACACCGCGCCAAAAAACAACACGGATCCGACCGTCGCAAACACCGTGACGTGGGATCTGGTGAAAGACACGTCCGCAGTCTCCGGCTACTGCGCGGACGAGACGTGGGCGCAGAGATCCGGCGCGTTCTATTACCGGATTCAGGGACAGAGCACGTGGAAGAGCATCTCCGTCGGCAGCACAAAGAGCGTAACCATCCCGGCAAACACGCTCGCGGTAGGGGTTACATACGAATATTACATTCAGGTGACCGACGAAGACGGGACAAGCAGCACCTATGGGACATACACGTTCTCGACAAAGGCGCCGTCCCTCGTCGTCACTTATCCCGCCGGGAACAGCCGCGACAGCCGCGCAGCCATGACCTGGACCTGGACGCTGAAGGTTAACAGCACAGAATATCCGCAGGCTTCCGCAAAATTTTATTGGAGGGTGTCCGGTGCGACCAGCTGGAATCAGATCAGCGTCTCCGGGAATACCAAGACCATGACGGTCCCAGGCTATACCTTCCCAGCAGGAAAGACGATCGAATGGTATCTGACCGCTACAGACACAAGCGGAAACGTCCTCTCAATCTCGACGTATACCTTCGGCACGGCAGGGACGGCGATCGCCCTGCAGAGCTACCCGTCCGGCTCCGGGGTCGACTCGCGCAATGCGGCGTCCTTCGCCTGGCGCGTGTACAACTCCTACGGCGATTTCACCCAGGCCTCGGCGGTCTTCTACTGGCGCGTGAGCAGCGCAAGCACCTGGAACGCCGTCAACGTCTCCGGGAATACAAAGACGCTCTCGATCGCGGGGTACACCTTCCCCGCAGGCGCCTCGATCCAGTGGTACGTCAGTGCAACGGACAAGGACGGCACCGTCCTGACCAGCAGCACGCAGTCCTTCAGCACGGCGGCGGTCTCCCTCAGGATGACGGCCAACCCGTCCGGGTCCAACATCGACCCGCGGAACGCCCTGAGCTTCTCCTGGTCGCTCTATACCGCGGCCGGAGAATATACCCAGACCTCGGCGA